CACCACGTCTAACGTTTTCAACTCTACGAAATACCTTTAGCCACTCAGGTTGACCCATTTCAAGAGCTTTATTTTTCTTTTGTTTAAATACGTCTAGATTTCCTGCTCTGCGAATTTGAGACAGCTTGTTTAGAATCTTACCTGCTTCTGAACCAGACCCTACAACAGTAAGTACATAGTCATCAAAAGTTAATCCATACTTAGCTAGGGTATCTGCTAGTTCTTGACTACCTTCTAAATCATTAGAAACAGTGTAATCAAAAAGATTGTCAATGATAGATTTATTGTTACGAAATACTTTAGGATTTGCTTTTTGAAAATCATTTGCTACAGCTACAATAGCATTAAACTTTTCTGGTACTAATAGTGGGTTTACCAACTCTTCTACATTGTCAGTTAGATTATTGTAGGCAACTTCATCAGATAATGTGCCTTGATAGGTAGAACTAAACTTCTGCCTAGCTTCTTCAGGGTTACGTGCGAATGCAATAGCTCTTTCATCTTGTAACTGTGATACATCTCTAGCTATTTCTAATCCTGCTTCCCTTGCTTTTTGACCATTAAGAGTCTTGAGGCCACTGCTATCTGTATTTGATATAGTATAACCCGTATCATTTTCAAACTCATCTATTAACTGTTGACGTATTTCTTTAGCTTCATCTGCTACATCTTTGGCGGCAGCAGCTTTAGTTGCTATTGCTTCTGCGTCTGCGGTACGTATCTCTTCCATAACTTGTGTAGTACGCAATTTAGATTTTACTTTTTTTGCAGTTTGTTTAATTGTAGCACCTGTACCTACAGCAGTAAGTATGCCCTCTGCACCCATCCAACCAACAGTAGAAGCAAGTGTTCCCCAATCACCATCTTCATATGCTTGTCTTGCTATGCGTACATCTTCTGGTACATCCCCAAGCCATAGTGCTGTACCTGTTACAGGAGCAAATTCTGCACCTGATAGTATCCAACCTGCATCTCTGTAGTTCATACCAGAATCTAATAAATGTTTAGCAAGCCCTGACCGCAATGGGTTAGGGTCTTGTAATGCCTGTTTAAAAGTTTCCTTTGTACTTTCTAGCTTTTCTCTATAGAGCTTTGTGCTAATGTCCACAAACTCTTGCGATTGTGGTTTTGGTATCATTAATGCACGTTGCCCACCTGTTATTGCATCTTCTTTTTTAGCTGCCTCTACCATAGCTAAGTAGTTTTGTTGTTCTCTATTAGCATCCTCTTGTCTGCGTGTTATTTCTGCCATAACATCACTACCTAGATATTCTACATATTGATTATCAACTATACTAAAGTACTCTTGCAGATCGTCTGCAGTAGCTTGTGACTGAGGCTGTGTTTGTTCTAAATCATCTAGTTTAGGCTCTACAGATACATCTGTTTGTACAAAAGAACTAGCATCAATTACTATATCATCCTCTTCTGCTTCAATGGGGTCTGTTTCAAACTCATCGAAATCAGAGGTGTTAATAGTATTTAAAGTTCCCTGATCTATATCAACTTGTTGTGTTTCAAACTCATCGAAATCACTAGCATTAAGGTTTTCCATTATGGGTATACACCTACCGTTGAAACTAAGGCAGTTCTTAATGTGCCATTTTCGTCTACGTATTCTACAACAGAACCCATATTAAATGTACCATCACGCCTTCCAGTTTGGACATCTTGTAACGTGCGAGGTTCAGCAGAATTATTTATGTAGTAAGTTGTAGAAGTACTTGCTACAGAAGTATTATTTTGAGTAGCCGTTGCTTCTAATGTTGTCTGCTTTAGCCTTTGTTCATTTACGTAGTTTATTTTATCTCTATTTGCAGCCTGACCTACTTGTTTTATTCTAGTAAAAAATGTATCACCTTCTTCTACAAGAGCCTTGCTATCAGAATCTTTAGTCAAATATGTTTCTTTTAAGTTAATGTAGTTTTGAGCTTGTAGCTGTATAATAGCTGCTTGATTACCTGTTTTTAATTTTTTTAACTGTGTAGCAGGGTCTACTTCATACAAATCTATATACGGCTTTAGGACTGAATCAAAACTATTTTCAACGATAGATTGCTGACGTGTTTCATCTAAAAAATCTATAGTAACAGTTTTACCATCTTTACTTGCTTTAGATGTTTCTATAGACTTAAAGTTTTTATATGCTTCTGAGGTTGAATCAAATGCCTTTTGAGCAAGGTCTTTTTCCTCTTGAGTCTTTGCGTTTTGTCTTTCAAAATCAAGCTCAACAAGTCTGGCTTGAAATGTTGTAGCTTTAGTTTTTGCTTTAGGGTCTATGGGTGTAAACCTAGATGCAAATGTTCCTTTACCTAAAACACCTTCTGATACACTTGGAGCATTAGTTGCAGAAGGATTATCAGAATCATACGTATGTTTACTAGGGATGTTTGTTTTAGGTAACGTATACGTAGTAGATGCATCAACTCCTACTGGAAGATTTTGAGCATGATTTAACGCATATTTAACTCCAGACTTACCTTCAGATAAAATATTTTTGACTTGATCGGGTGTGTAGTACAAACTTAAAGATTCTGTTAGTTCTTCCATTACCTTTTTTTCTTGGTCACGTTCTGCTTGTTTAGCTAGTCGTTGTCTAGTGGCAATGCTAGTTGCTTCATCTTGCAGTCTTTCTTGACGTTGACGTTGTTCATTTAAATTAGTGGATAATTGACTAGCAAACCCAGCACCAAACCCTTGTAAACTAAATGCCATTATACTCTCCTTGCCATAAGCCCACTAGGTACAGGTTCTACTGGTGTATCTTCCATTACCTCTGGCTCTTCTTCACGTTCCTCTATGGCCTCTGGTAGCCTTTCACGCATCTTCTTCATTGCTAATGCAATCTTAGTATCACTAATCTTATCATCATCAATAGGTTTTTCTGTACCCATATTGTATTCTATATCTGCATCTTCTGCAATATATGCAAGCATCTCAATAATTACAGGCATTGCTAGCATACCAACATCAATTGTGTGCAATCCCTGCATAACCCCACCTGTCTGTAGGGTATCAGCCATAGTAGTAAGAGGTACACCAAGTTCCATAGTGTCTACTATACCCTCGTACATCTCACTAGATACAAGTCTAGGTATATACCACTCAAGTGCTTCTTCTACAGAGGCATACTGTGGTGGGTTCTGCCAAGGTCTGCTACCTAGTTCTGCAGTCATACCTTGTCCAGCTATAGGATAATCCATAGTAGGGTTAAGTGTATCAGCCATTTGTTATTTGTTTCCTTGCTTTACGTAATGATGTAACATAACTACGAACACGATCAATAGGTTCATTTTTAGTATCGTTAGATTCACTATTTCCGTTACGAGATAGTAAACCAAAGCTCTTTGTTTGTTCTACAGGAGCTTCATCCTCTTTAATTCCTAAGTTCGTGTATGCCATATATGCTGGGTTAACGTCCATTGTATGTGTCCTTATTAAAATCCTAGTCCTGCAAGACCTTTACCAAGCAGAGTGTCACCCCCTATTGGTGATGTAAACATAGTAGCAACAAGACTACCCCATGCTGCACTAGACTGATAGTCTCTTTCAGCTTCAGCAATATCTGCTCTAGCATCTATTTCTAGTTTTGCTAAAGTTAAATCCATAAGTCTACCACGTTCATTTTCTGCACTGTTCCATGCATATTCCATGCTGTCTTGATAGTATGCCCACAGATCGTTGTATGCATTGTTAGATATGTTTAATAGATTAGTTGCATTAATTTCATTAGCACGATTAATGGCTGCAGTATCTGCTGTTGCTACTTGTTTACGCCACTGTGCATTCTGTTGATCAATCACCAATCTGTTTTGTGCATTGAACTGATCACGTTGGTTCATCATTTCTGCAGCAAACTTTTCCATTACGTTAGCTTCACCTGCATTAAACTGTGACATAGCATTGGTTTGTGAAGTATTAAACTGTGATGTTTGTGTCTGTAGATTAGCAAAGAACTGATCTGTTTGATTTTGACTAGTTGCATTAAACTGACGTGCAGCATTCTCAGCAGCTTGATCAGTAAACAAAGACTGTATGCTTTGTTGAGCCTTAAACATTTCTGTTTGCTGTTGATTGTTTAGGTTAGCCATATCCATCTGTAGGAAAGACTGTGCATTCATTACAGCAGCTTGCTGCCTATTGTTAAGGTTAGCCATATCCATGTTGGCTAGGGCTGCAGCCTCAGACATTACAAGTCCTTGTCTATTACTCAAGTTAGCTAGGTTCATAGTGTTTGCTGCACGGCTATTCTCTAATGCAATCTGTTGTTCTGCAGTAAAGTTCATGTTTGCAATGTCACTAATCTTACTTGCATTCATTACACGTGCTTGAAACGATTGATCAAACTCTTGACCAATAAACTTAGCACGTTGATCTGCTGCAAGCATAGCACGTTGCTGACGGTTTGACAAGTTCTGTGTTTCAAAAGATGCAATTGTTCTTGCGTCTGCTTGTGCAATAGGTATTGCAGATTCCATAGCTGCTTGTATAATAGCTTGACCTGCAATACTAGAAGAACCTAAACCACGTGCAGCCATAGTAGCTGTAGCATTACGCATAGCACCAGCAGCCCATGCAGGTGTAGCACCACCCTCAAACTGTTGCATTAATGTATCAAGTTGACCTTGAACTGTAGCCTGTTTAGTAGGAGTAGCTTGCGCAGCTTGAACTTCTTCAGTAAACTTAGCAGCAGTGGCTGCATTAGCAGAAGAGCTAACTAATTCACCTTCCTCTACTTTACGTTGCACAGGGTTATCTATTAATACAGCTTTACCTTGAGCAGCTTCAAGATCACTTACACTAGTTGCCGTAGCTATTTCTGCATCTACTACTGAACGTGGATCAACAGCACCTTGTGCTGCCTGTGTTTGAGCTATAACGTTTGATACATCATCTTTAGTTTTATCTGCACTCATAGTAGCTGCAGATTTTGTGATTGGTGCATCTGCTTGTGCAGTACCTGCTTGTACTGTACCTGTTTGAATATCCCCTGAGACTTGACCACTAGTTGATGGGATTAACTGATTAGATGTTATTTGTGTTCCAACAGGTTGTACTGTAGTACCGTAAGCTAATGACGGATCAATAGCACGTTGTGCTTGTAGCTCTGTAATAGATTCACCTTGGTATTCAGGTTGTTGTGGTGGTGACACAGGATCAGGTGTAATTATCCCACCCTCTTGATATTCACCTGCAAGTTTTGGATTTATTTTTTGTTGTACATTTTCTGGCAGTTTAGAAAAACCTTTATACTTACTAGGTACACTACCACCTTTAACCATCTGCACAGCTTTATCTTGATACATATTCATCATTTGCATCTTGTCAGGGTTTTGTTCTAAGAACGTATTAAAGCCACTCATGTCGCCTTGATAGCCCATAGTACCTGCAATACGTTGCATAGCTTGCGGTTTAAATCCTTTAAATTGTATCATTATCTAGTCCCTAAATATACAAAGCCAACCAAACATCCAGTGCAAATAATAAATACAGCTATACCTGCTGACCATTCTATTATTGACTGTTTAATTTCTATTTGTCTGTGCTCATGTTCTTTCTTTTGTTTTCTTAACTTGGCTTCTATCTCAAGTATCTCTTGCCACTTAGATGGGCCATACATAACCGATATGTAATCTTTTAGTTCTTTACGCATGGACTCAGCTTTTTCTTTAGCTTGCCATATCTCCATTGCCTGTGCCTCAACACCACTACCTAGAGCCTTATACCAAGGTGGCTTTTGAGATTGTCTGTCTGCAAAGTCTAGGTCTGCTACTGCACCTGCCCACTGAGAAAGTTGACCACCCATGTCTTGCAAGTCTCTGCCTACTTGTATACCTTTTTTAATTGCATTGAAGGCTGCAGTAGCACCAGCTATAGCTGTTACTGGATCAATCATAGTATCCCCCCAACGATTGTATTAGTTTTCAGTGTCCCTGTTTGCCATCTTTTCCACTGAGTCACGTATGGCTTTTATGTTTTCATCCATGCGTCCAAGGGTTACGGCTTGACTTTGTACTACTTTTTCTAAAGCCTCTATTCTAGTTTCGTGCCGTATAAGTTCACGTTGATTGTTTTCTATGTTGTTGTCCAGACTTGATACGTACCAGACTAATGCTACGGTCTGACCGACAATAGCTAGTATAAAAGAAATAGGTACAGATTTACTTAGATGCCAGCTATTGTCAGTCATTATTTATTCCTTATTAAATTAAAAAGTATCTTACTGCAGCAATACCACCACCTGAACCACCTGCATTACTTGAGTATGTAACAGAACCAGTATCACTAGAACCTCTTGTATCATAACCCATCCTTGAATAGTTTCCAGTTACTTCTGAACCACTGTCAACATTAGCTATGGCTGCAGGTATAGTTGCATTTCCTATAGTTCCTACAAAAACAACGTCACGTTTATTTGCATTTATAGCAGCCGTTACTGTATTAACCCAACCCGCATCAGAATAACTTTCACTAGACTTAGCAGTTGTACCTAATTGAAGATTGCCAGTGCATTCCCAAATACGCCAACCACCCCCTGAAGGAGTACTTCCAAAACCACCTTTTGTACCTGTTAAAGTAACAGACGTAGCTGTTCCAATATAAATTCTGTACCACCTTAGATATTTCTTTTCATCAAATCCATCATCGTTAAAAACAAGATCAGAATTAACAGTGTGACCACCACTAGAAGATAAAGATGGGGAACTTGGAGACAAACCTGAGTGGTTTTTATCCATCCAATGAGCACCTACAACAAGGGTTGTTGGGCTAGATGAAAGCCCTGATAAGGACATTGTTGTAGTAGCATCCATACTACTTGAACCTGTGTAATCATACTTATCTATATGTGTAACAGCAATAGGGGGTGTTGCTTCATGCCACTCACTAAAAGACATTTCTGAAGCAGAGGATTTAAATATCATACCCCTTATGTCTGCATCATTTATAGACACCGAACTACCAGAAGTACTAAATACTTCTGTGTGCATTTGATCTAAAGATATAGAGTTTCCACTTGCAGGTAATGCCATTAAATTGATCCGTATGCTGTTACATTACCTACAACGGTAAGGTTTCCAGAACTGTCTAGTTTCATTTTACTTGTTCCAGCATATTTTATAAGAAGGTTATTACTATCTACTTCAAATGTCCAATCATTAGAACCGTTATCAATAGCAAAACTGTTTGCTGTAAGTGCAGCATCTACATCTACAGCACCAGTAAAGTTAGCACCTGCTAATGCTGCTTTAGCATCTAGTGCTGTCTGCAAACCATCTACATTTGCAATAGTATGATTGTGGCTATCGTCTGCTACGGTAGCTGTAATACTAATATCACCACTACCATCAAAATTAGCAGTACCAGTAACATCTCCTGCTAATGCAATAGCTCTAGCTGTGGCAAGAGTAGTTGCTGTACTAGCATTACCTGTAACAGCACCTTCAATATTGGCTACAAGTGTGCCTGTAGTAATTGTAAGATCGCCTGTAGATGCACCTGTAAATGTACCTGTACCTACAGTAAACTTGTCTGCACTTTCATCAAAACCAATAAAGGCATTAGCATCATTACCACGTTCAATAACAAGACCTGAATCACCTGAAGCAGAACCTGTACGACCATTACCTAACTCAACAAGTTTATCACTGACAGTCATGTTTGTAGTGTTTACTGTAGTAGTTGTACCCGATACAGTAAGATTACCTGCTACAGTAACATTGTTAGGTAAACCAATTTGTATTTGATTATCGGATACTGTAGTTTCTATTTCATTAGCTGTACCTGCAAAGTTAAGTGTATCACTTGCAAGAGCTACAGTATCATTTGATCCACTGTCTGCACCAACAGTAAGAGTAGTAGTAATAGCTGCTGTACTTGCTGCAGTAACAAGCCCTTTACCATTAACTGTAAGTACAGGGATTGCTGTTGCACCACCAAAAGAACCTACGTTAGAGTTTACTGTGTCTAGTGTAGTAGTAAGAGTAATAGCACCTGTGCCATCAAAGTTAGTAGCAGAGGCATCTACATCACCATCAATAGTAATGCTACGTGCCGTTGCTAATTTTGTAGCTGTGGCTGCATTGCCTGTTAATGGTCCGACAAGGGATGTACCTGTAATTGTAGTACCTGTAATGGCTGCTGCAGTATTAGCACCAATAATAGTACCATCAATAGCACCACCATTAACATCTACTGTTGCTAAAGTAGACAGTCCTGTAACACCCAGAGTGCCACCTACAGTTGCGTTACCTGTAACACCTAATGTACTATCTAAAGTTGCTGCACCTGTAACATCTAATGTACCTGCTAAGTCTACATTAGCACCAGTAAAAGTAGCTGCTGTAGTTGTACCAGATTTTACAACAAGATTGCCTGAGTTATTACTTAGTCCACCCCATGTAGCAGTAGCATCTTTTAATAATACATCTCCACCATCAACGTCTATAGTAAGATCACCTGCAATATCTACTGTTAAATCTCCACTAGATACATCAATTTCATTATCAACAATAGTTGTGTATCCATTAGTACCTGCTTGTAGTGTATGCCCTTTAACTGATCCATCAAAATATCCATCTTTAAATTGTGCTCCACTTTAACCCACATCTAAAGTGTTTGTTGTTTTTGGTAACACACTAGTTGATGATACAACAAGGTCTTGACTAGGACCAACCTTAGTAATAGGAGCACCGTTAGCTGTAGTGCCATCGTGAACGTGACCACTTGATGCATTAAATGCAGTTTCAACCGCATTAAACTCACTGTCTAAGTCATCTGCATCAATAACTTTACCATTAGCAATGTTGTTTGCTGTGTCTTGTCTTGAATATCCTGCCATATTATTGCCTATCGTTTTGTCTGTACTCTAACACTGCTGTGTCAAGAGTAAATGTGGGATTGGTTGAATTGTCAGCTATACGTAGAGCTACCGTTTTACCCGATCCGATTAAATTAGTATTATATATTTTATCTAGTTCACCACCATAGGTTATTTCTGTTGCTTCTACCATATTAGCAGTGCCTCCCATACCACTATGATTAGTACAATAGTAATATAGTGTAGGTGTACTGTCTGTAATTGTTATCTCAGTATATGCCCCAGAGCTTCCTGCTGTTCCACTTGTAGTAACACCTGTTGTGTATGCAGAACCCCCACCATGAGTACCGTCTGCTGTTGTAGAAAATCTTAGAGGGTGAGTAGAATTACTATTATCTTCTTGTGTAAATCTATATGTACGACCTATTGTTAGGCTTAAAGTTGGAGCAGCACCAGTATGGTCTGATATATAATATTTATTTCCTGATCCCGGATTAGATACTGTTACTGCATAAGTAATATTTTTAGCATAGTAAATAGCATCAGATGCCCCATAGGAAAATACAGAAGTACCTGTACTGGATATAGCTTGTGTAGGTGGTTGTATAATTTTGTCATCGTTAAAATCGTATGTAAGATTTACGTCTACTGATGTAGAGCCAGTAGGTGTAACATACAAGGCCATTTTATAAAAAGTCTTACGTATCTGAGGGTCTTGAATAGGCATAAAAGGAGATTCATAAATAGCCTCAATGTTAGAACTATCAAAATTACTACCTGTTTCCATCCTATAGACATAGCCATCATCATTTACAAACACGGAAGTTTCTTGATCTCCTGCATATCTACTATCTGCTATATAGGCTTTTATACCTTTTGTCGAAGCCCAGTTAATACCTGCAGAACCTTGAGCAATAAATTTAGTAGCTATTAAACCTTTAGCAACAGAGTTTCTCTCTGAAGAAACATAAGCAAAGATACGATACTGAGATTTATTTCTTATAAGCATAGAAGAAAATTCGTTTGATGTATTTAAAAAAGAATCAGCATCTTTATGTATTGAATCAGATGCAACATCTAATGCAAAGTCACCGATACGATCTGTAGCACTTAACAATCTAATCCCATCAGGAGCTAAATAAATAATATCACCACCAACTTCTTGTATGGTGTCACCATTAATACAACCTGTTTTATTTGTAATAGGTGCTAAAGCCCAATCACTAACAGAGTTACCTGTAATTTTTTGTATTGTGTCTGTTGTAAAAATAATAAGTTGATCACGAAAAACTGTAAGACCTGTTATGTCATGTCCTACATTAATAGTTCCAGAGCCTGTACCAAAGTTACTTACATTAGAAGGAATACTAAAATAAAGATTATTACCTTTGGCATAAAAAGCATGTTTTTTAAACATTGCTACATGTTCTGCACCACTAATATCTGAACTGTTAGATGAAGTAAGAAATGTTGTACTGTTTCCAGAAGTATTATAAATAGCAGGGTAGCTAGTTCCATCTACAAAAATAACTTTATCATCACCGTCTAAATTAAATTCTGTATGTTTAGCTTTACCACCGTTAGTAGAGGCACTCTTTGCCATAAAGGTCCATGTTGTACCTGTACTATAATAGTAAGCTGTTTTATTTAAATCTGGTGTATCTAAATGTTTAAAGGTTAAAGCTACATCATTTGATAAAGATTGGGTAGAAGACAAAACTAAAGTGTTTTGATCTGTTACTGTGGCAACGGTTGGTGTTCCAGATATACCTGTTCCAGTAACAGACATGCCAACTTCAATAGTACCAGAATTACCGTCTACCACTAGTGCTGTTGTTGAACTTGTAGTTCCATTTACAGAAGCTGTTGCTGTATATGTTGTTATCGCACTGCTATCTACTTTACGTGCTGCTACTACAAGACCAGAACTAATAACCTTTAATGCTAGGATAGGACCAGTTCCCGGTACAGTTGTAGTACTGTACTTTTCAAAACCTAAAAGTTTACTGTACCCACCATTTTTATTAGGCTCAAAATTTTGTAGTACAGTAGCAGAACCTACAGCATTAATACCCTGTTGCAATGGGCTAAGATTGGAAATAAGTCCACCCCTAAATTCTATAGGATATGTTTGCCATTGTGTTGCCATTAATAATAAACTCTTGTATCACGTATATATTCATTACGATTAATATTTAAACTTCTTAGGTGTTTTATACCCTGAGTAAATTTGTTAAAAGATAGATTAGCACTTTGTGTATCACCTCTAAATTGATAAGCATAATACATAGCACCATCGACAATAACATATTTATATTGCTCTGGAAGAGTAGGTACATCGTCATGTAGTTCTAAGTCATGGGATAAAGTATAATATTCATACACTACTTCATAGGCTTTATCGGGGGCAGGATAAAATATAAGTTCTCTACTAGGTGTTCTAGCTACATGTGTAGGAACAGAACGTATGTTTGTACTAGAGTTATACTCTGAATCGGCGTATTTGTCAAGCCATTCTTCGTAGCTAAGTACTTTTAATTTAACAGTTTCCACATTTAAATCACTATCTCTTTTAATACGGAAGGTATTCATGTTAATTGTTTTAGAATCATATGGCATACTATATCTAATTTCCCCTGCCACTAATACTTCTGTTTCCTCTACATGATTCCAAGGCCATTCAAACTCTTCTTGATTAACATGACGAAGAGAAGAATTTACTGCATCTTTAGCTAAACTATAAAAACCTGTTGCAGAAGCAAAATTAGAAGAGGTTAATTCTACTTCGTTTAACCTACGATTAACATCATTTACTAGTGCTAAGTAGTTGTAGGCCATTATTATTTCTCCTTAATACGTAAGAATACAGAACGTTCATATTGTAGTCCACCATTTGTTGTAATCTTACACGTTATTTTGTATCTGATATTATTAGTACCTAATCCAAATCTAGTAGTAGCTACAGTAGTAGTGTTAGTAGCCTGAACAAATTGAAGACCATTAACTATATCATTTGAGGATACCTCTGTTTTTGTTCCATTAGCAGCATCTATGTGCCATGCAACACTAGAAATAGTATCGGTATCAAGAAAACGTGACCAATCAATACTATAATCTAAAACTTCGTCTTTATCTTTATCGGGCCACTTGTACGACATTATACTATCCTTTAGGCTGCAATCTTAATGATTTGTGTATTCTTGTTTTGTTTAGGTATATACAAGGTTCTATTTTGTGGTGGTATAATAACTGTATTATTATTATCTTGTGCTACTGCGTATATAGTTCTTTGTCTGTTGTAAGCATCTGGGTCAAAATCAAATACAACACCTGTTGCAGTAAGTTGACCTAATGCTACTTGTAATCCAACAGAGGTTAGACTTTGTGTTGCAGGGAAAGAAAGAAGTCCAATAGCACCTGTTGCAAAGACACTGTTTAAAACTTCACTAACTTTGGCTTCTAAGCCCTCAACTTCACCTGCAACAACTACACCTGTTGGAATTACAGAGTTATTAACTTTTAAAGAACCTACACTACCAGAAGCACTAACACCAACTAACGTATGTGTTTTACCCACACTAATACTTAAAGTGTTTACCGCACCAGAGCCTTGCACTCCTGTCAATGACAGACTTACATCAACTCCTAAAGAACCTACATTACCTGTAGCACTTACAGAATTTAATGCTTCTGATGTAGTGGTAACTATAGAACCTAAAGCTGTTGTACCAGAAACACCAGTAATACTTTCTGAAATGTTTACAGATACAGTAGCTACAGCACCAGTAGAACTTACAGAAGATAATTGTTCTGTTACATCAATTTCAAAAACATTTATAGCTACAGATGTAACTATACCTGTAGAAGAAACACCTGTAAGACCACTAGCTGTTTTAGTTTGAAGTGTTCCAACAGAACCAGAACCCTGAACACCAACAATGCTTTCACTTACTTTAGGTTCTATTGTTCCTAAAGAAGAAGTTAGTCCACTGCTTGAAATTACTATGGTAGAAGTTGCAGTAAGTGTAAGTGTACCTAAAGAACCAGTAGCAGCTACACCAGAAATTGGAAAAGAAAATCTTGCATCAACAGTATTTACTGATCCAGTGCTGCTTACACTATTAATTTTTTCTGTTACATTTACAGTTACAGAGTTTATTTGTCCTGTACCAAAAACACTTGCTAAACTTTCAGAAAACGTAATGGTTACTGTATTTACAGAACCTGTCCCAGACACACCAGTAAGTGTAGATGTATTACTATTCTCTACTGTATTTACAGCACCTGTTCCAGACACACCAGTTAATGTAACAGTGTTGCTATTTTCTAGTGTACCTATTGCACCAGTACTTTGTACTCCTGTAGGTGTTACAGTTAAATTTACAGAGACTGAACTAATACCTGTTGTACCAGAAACACTGCCTAGCTTTTCTTCTGTATTAAAACTTATAGTTCCTACAGCACCAGTAGCACTTACAGACCCAAGTCTTTCTGAGATGTCAACTTCAAAACCACCAACAGACAGACCTGCTACTGCAGTACTAGCAGAGACACTACCTAAAGAAACATCTGGAGATACAGATGAGGATGATACACCAAAGGGAGCTTCAGATAGTGCCGTAAAACCGAACATTTAGTTTATCCTTAGTCTATTTGTTCATTTATTAGTTTCATTATTTGTTTATTATATCTATTTATTTTAAATCTTTCATAGCAATAAGATAAAGAAGATTTTGGGGAATAAACTTTTAGACTTAAACAGCTATGAGCAATATTAACCATAGGCTCTGTAACGGTAAACCTTTTAAATTTAATTTCTTTATTAAAAGTTACATATGCCATAGGTTCTCCTTTTTTTATTTCAATAGGATTACCTGTATATATTGATGAAAAACTAATTGGCCTAAACCATTTACTTATGTCAAAAGAACCTGCAATACCAAAAATATCAGACTTATGCATAAATGGTGGGTATATGTTTAATATAGTTTTAGTTGGTGCAAACATACATAAATAAAAATCACTTAACCACTGTATTGCATTCGGAGCTCTTTTAATATCCTCTCCTAATTGATCAACCATTAGTATATGGGGATTAGCAGAAGTATTAAAAACTTTATGAGATTTACCTCTAGTAATCTTTATAAGTAAATCGCAAGGGGTGTTTATTACGTAGTAATCTTTTATAGTATCAGCTATAGAAGGACACTGTAAAAGACCCGTTACGTTATATTTAGCATACTCTTTTTTTATAGACTTAGTGAGTCTTTCAGGTTCATCTAATAATATCCTGTAAGGGTGTTTGTCGTGTGATCCATATGCTACTATATCCATCTTTGACCCTCAAACCAAGCAACTAAAGAACATCTTGTACCTTTTGTTACAGGAGATACTCTATGGCTTAGATAACTAGGAAAAACAAGGACAGTACCTTTTTGTCTAAGTTTTTCTTTATTGGGGTTTTCTACTTCTGCAAAACTAAAGTCTCCACCTTCATAGTTTTCCGAATCACTTAGCTGAACTGTTATACTTAACTTCCTATCAAAAGCAGTTTGAGAAGACCAATTTGTATCAATATGCCAATCATAATGACCATTTTGTTCAGCATGATACAGAGTATATTGTATGTCTGCATAGTTTTCTACTTTAAAACCAAACACATTTCTGTTAGCATTCTGAACTATGTCCCACAAAAAGTTTTTAAGTTCTTTATTTTGAGATAGCCAAGCAACTTCACTAGACCTAGCTTTATTATTATCATTAAAAGTTGTAGCTTTATTTACTATCTGTTCTTCAGCTAAATCATGTATTTTATTTACAAGAAATTCATTTACTGCGTTTTCGTATAGTTGCCATAGTGGTCTATGCATAGTATTCCTTCAAATTAAAGTTAGTGCCGATCATATTTCCTATATATCTGTCATCATTACTGTACACTAAAACTTCAGGGTCTTCAACTAAAAAATCACATGACTTGCAATAATCAGGGAAATCTTTATTTCTGTGTTGCTCTCTTAATTTATTATAAGCCTTACCATTCCAAACTTCTTTTAAAGTATTTGTACTTAAATGCCCTAATACTGCAGCCTCATCATTACCTAAAACCTGACAGCAAGGATGCACTGCTGCTGTATTACCATCATTACCTCCTGCCCTAACAACTACATCAGGAGAGAAAGGTCTTCCACATCCTGCTATCTTACCTTTTCTTTTATAATCAGACTCATATACACCAGACCAATTATGCATACGCCAAATATCAACATTCATATTATCAAAAAGAGATTTATATGCTTCTACTTCTACTGGCTCATTATCGTTGTCTAGTATTAAATGATATGCTGCTACTATACAATCTTTATCTTTAGCATACTCCCGCATATCTTTAGCATTTTGTATAACTAAGTTAAAGAAAGGACTATTCATCCATTGTTTATATGTCTCTTCATTGTAGCCTATAATAGAAAACCTAAAAAAGTTAAGACCTGCATCAACCGTTTCTTTCATAAAAGACCCACGCATATTCTTACCATTAGAATATATGTAAGATTTTGCTCCATACTTTTTTACGATCTCAATATATCTTGGAAGATTTCTATTTAAAGTAGGTTCTCCTGATCCTTCTAGATTTATAGCCTTTACGTTTTGTTCTGCACACTGAGCAACAATATCTTCAAACTGATCTAGTGGCATTTTCCTTAAAAAACCTTTTGGTCTTTTAGGGTCTGTTTGAGGACACATCTTGCAAGTATAATTACATCCACCGTTTATTTCAATAACGGCCCTTTCTAGTTGAGGCATTGTAAGTAAATTATTAACTTTCATTTTGCTATAATAAATCCGTTTAAAGTTTTTCTTGTCTCTCCCCTTTCTGCACAATAGCTGTGGTAAGTATAATTTTCTTTACCTGCAAAAATAAATGCTCTGTTTGGTTTCCAATCTACTCTACCGTAATAACTTTTATCTGGTTTATATAAATCTGTTCCTGTTCCTTTATCTCCAAGATAAACAACAACCGATATTATTTTCTTAACCCACTCATGGTGTATTGGATACTCATAAGGTCCGTGTTGAACTGAATAATACCAATCAATTTTCTCAACTTCGTTATAGGGTTTGTGATCTAATTTTTTGCAATACTTAAATATATCAGGAAGAAAAGATGTATCAGATATAGATAACCTATACTTTGCCCCCTCACCAATAGACTTTCTTTTATTTACTTCTGCTAAGTGGAAGTCATAATTGGTTAAAAAATTATCAACAACTATGTGGGGCCAAGGATTATGCTGCATAAACCGCCTCGTTTAATTGCATAATAAATGCAACATCAGGTCGTTTGTAGCAAGTTGAACATGGGCTTTTTGTTCTGCGACCATTTATTAGTTCTGTTCTGTATTCTTTTAGTCCTTCGTCAGTGTTCCAAAACTCTTTCATTGGAACATTATGTATATTACTAAAATTGTTTTCTTTGCTCCAATCATTACAACAAAGAACGTAATCACCATCCCAATTTACATAGACCATATTAAACGGCTTATGACATATTTTACCCCATTGTTTATGTCCTTTATAATCTGGTCTGTTTATATTTTCATCAGGCACAGAACCACCACGATTATTTAAAGCTCTACCTGCTTTAGAGTCTGTCATAATTGTTTTAGTTTTACGGTCTGAAATTCTTATATCTGGATAACGTAACTTAGCTTCATGGAAACTAATTTTACTTTCATCATATATACTAAAATTTACATCATCTAGCTGCTTATATAAATCATAATACTTATCTATCCTTGATCCATTGGTGCTAACCTTAATCCATAGATGAGGCATATCAGTATTACGCCTGTGTATTGCTTTTTCTAGCATCTTGCCAAAATCAGGATGCAAAGAAGGTTCACCACGCCCTGCAAAATGCAGTCTAAATTTATCTGGCTTTTCGGAATAAAGGTTTTTGTCATTGCTATCTGACCACCCATTTCTTTTTGAGAAATCAAATGTAGCCATTTCATCAAGTATAAGGTCAAAGGTTTCTAAACTCATGTTCTGATTAAGGTTTGGGTAGCCATGCGCCCGTGGGCAAAAACTACATTTCATATTGCATAGTTCTGTTAAGTGAACCTCTACACACCAGATGAAATCGTCCATCTTAATCATATCAGGGTGTAATTCAGTATTAGATTTATACATGAAGTCCATTTTCTTTAGTAAATTTCCATGAGTGAAGGTCTACATCTGTAGCCCCTAGCTTGTATAAATCACGCCTCTTATTTATTTTCCACTTAAAATTTTCAGAGTTGTAATCATTGACACAAGACTTCCAATACCATGTAAGCCATCTTATCTGTTCCTCTTTTGGTATTGGTTTTAATTCTAATACACTACTGTCTAGTTCTTTATAGTTAGCCAAAGGCACAATATCACTTATCATACAACGCCTTAAATTTACAGTTGGTTTTTGTTGCAGCATGGCTTGCAAAGTCATAGCACTATCAACACTTATAAGCATTTCACATTGTGAAACCATTGACATAGAATTGTAGTTTTCTCTTGGAAAACAAGTATACTCACTTGTTATCCCCATTTTTTCTACAACTCCCCAAAACGCATCATAGTTTCTAGGTATATTGCTTTGGCTTGATGATGCAGGGTGGCGTTTAAATACTGTATAAACTTTATTTTTTGTAGCCCACTCAACAAGGGCTACTGTTTCATAGTAGTCTTTAGGGTAAATAAACTGCAAAGGCACAAGAACATATGGTCTATCTTTAACCCAAGGCTTATCTGTTTGTAAATATCGGTCATTAGCCCTATTTAAATACTCTTGATATATTTGTTCGTCTGGTTCTGCTTTAAGCCAATCATCTCTTTGTTTATATTCAGTAATATATAAACCTTTTGAAAACCTTATGTGTTCAAATGCACCAAAGCCACCCATAAATCTGTAGTCAACTTTTTGATTATTATAGACTTCAAAACATGCTTCTTCGTTATCCCATTGTTCTGCTATACTTAAACAATTTCGTAGCAAAGGAACAAGATGCATTTTTTCTGGGTTATGTTTTCTATGCTCAATCCAAAGTGCAACCCAAGCCTCTGCACTTATCGCCATATAGGGCGACCAAAACCAAATGCAAATCTAGTTTCTTCTGCATAAGCAGAATGCCAAAAAGGTTTTTCTTTTACAACTTTAAATTTTCTGCAAGTCCAATCATTAGGATCATCATAAGATAGTTGTTGATTTCCATTTTCATCTAAGTACTTAAAAACACCCTTACCTTTAATATAATATATTCTGTAACCTTCGTTGTCACTATTAGTATGCCAAGGAAGTTGAGTATTTGCTTCCATTCTTGTACAATTAGTAACATCATCACACTCTAAAATTTCAGCACACTCTTTAAGTAAACCAGAAATTTCTTTTTCATCATTTTCAAAAAGTGCACCAGAAGCACTTTTAGGTATGTCCATATGGGGCAAAGGTCTTTTTAAAAACTCATCCAGTGTTAATGTTTTTGTAGGTTTTCTGCTTTTATTTAAACTTATTACTTCTTCTAAACGTTTAATAACTTCACCTACTGGTTTGATTATTTCAATCATATAGCATTTGCCTTTTCATAAAGCTGTCTTTTTTCATCATTAGTTATTACTCTGTCAGCTAAAAAATTAATTACAATATCTTCACCAAGATATACATAGCCATCATCAAGACGATCTGCCCAATCAGCAGGTCTATCAATATCATCTAAAGGCGCATACATTTGCAAATAATCAATAATTTGCCGTAAGTGTCTTTTTGTTCCACAACGTGTGACTTCCTGTTTTACACCAACAGTACCATCTTCAAGTATCCATAAATCCTCATATTCATCTTCACATCCCTCTGGTATAGTAGGATGAGTCTCAAGATAAATTTCAGTCATAGTTTTTTGACCAACTTTTAATTTATCAAACTCACTGTCTGCTAATTTGCCATCTGTTGACATATAGCACAAAGAGTTATCTTCATTGAAATAATACCAAGGCATTTTTTTTTCCTAATATGTTCTGTAACGTTTGCGAAACCCAGAAAAATAAGTTGTATTATCATACTGAGTGGCAGTAAGATCAGTTCTATCTACGCCGCACCAAAGCCAATCATTTTGTTGTGACGCACTAGTTAAATTTTTAAGACCTTTATCTGTCGTCGAGTAACTACCACTTTGGTAATAGCTGCCGTATGCCAGACCACTTATGGAAGCCCCAGACGGTCCTGTTGGCCCTGTTGGTCCTGTTGGGCCAGTTGGCCCTGTCGGTCCTGCCACAGTACTATCTGCGCCTGACGGACCAGTTGGGCCTGTCGGTCCTGTCGGTCCAGTTGGGCCTGTACCACCTGCATCACCATCACCACCTGCAGGTCCAGTAGGTCCAGTAGGGCCAGTTGGTCCTGTCGGTCCAGTTGGTCCTGCTGCAATAGCATTAGCAATAGTTTGCTTTTCCCATGCACTAGCACTAACATCATATACAGGGATAAGGTCAGAAGACCCTGCATCTGTACCAGTAGAAAATGCAGTAAGGGCAGTACCTACATTAGCTGCATCTGTGACATCTGAAGATGCTTCGATACCGTCTAGCTTAGTACCGTCTGCTGACAAATCTCGACCATCTACAGTTTGAGAGCCAGACATGACAATATTGCCTGTTATTGTGCCTCCTGCTTTAGGTAAAGCTGCATCAGCAGTAGTACCTTGTGCAGCAGTTGCATAGTCTGAACTATCAAATGCTTTAACTTCAGCAAGATTAGTAACCTCACTGTCCATCAAAGCTCCTGCAGAAGTTACATTAGCTGTATCAGTTACATCAGCAGATGCTTCAATACCATTGAGCTTAGTGTGGTCTGCATCAGTAAATACATTAGAGTCTGAGGCTGCTTCTACTGCCGCCCTTATTTCGGCATCAGTTTGATCTGCCGTAGCACTTGCTTCAATACCATTTAGTTTAGTATGGTCATCATCTGTAAATACATTTGAATCACTAGCAGCTTCAACTGCTGCTCTTATCTCAGCATTAGTTTGGTCTGCAGTTGCACTAGCCTCAATACCATTTAACTTAGTATGATCAGCATCAGTAAAGACGTTACTGTCGGATGCAGCTTCAACGGCGGCTCTTATCTCTGCGTTTGTCTGATCTGCCGTAGCACTAGCTTCAATACCGTCTAACTTACTACCGTCTGTAGCAAGGTCACGACCATCTATAGTACCGGGAATAGCAATATTACCTGATGCATCTTCAAACACTGCTTTATCTGCAGGGTATGTCATAAATATATTTTTAGTACCTGCAGAAAAATCTACAGCATTATTAGAATTAGAACTGGATAGGATAGTAGTTCTAGCTAAAGTATTACCACTACTAGTATAAGTACCAATACCTACTTCAAACTCATTATCATCACCTTGTTGCTCAATAGCATAGTATGTGGTGTCGGCATTAGAAAGGGCAGAACTAAAGGTTTTAAACTTAGTTACTGCCCCCCCTAAAGAGATACTACCTGTACCTGTAGTTGTGGTTGTTTCTTTAACCCTATCTTTTACGACAAGTGCCATAGTATACCCCCTGTTTAGTTTCTTTTAGGCGATACGAATGACTGCTGTAGATGCTCCTGCAGCAGGAAATTCAATAGTAAGATCACCTGCAGTAGCACTAACTGTACCACCAAAGTCGATTACTGCAATAGCTTTATTAGATGCAGATGAATTATAAATAATACAACCTGCTGCAGAAGTAGTTACGTTAGAAAATACCTCGTCTGCAAAATCTACTAAGGCAGTAGTTCCTGATGTGGTAATAGCAGCACTGTCAAGATTTTGACCTCCTGCACTGTAGTTAGTGCCTGTAGCCTCATCAGAGTTACCTGTAACATCTGAGTAGTTTGTTGTAGCTGCCCCATATGTTCCAGACATACCACTTTTAATTAAAGCCAATTTAATTGTGTTACTGTCTAAGTCGTGTGTACCACCAAGTAGCTCAGACTTAAAACTTGTACACATTGCTGTTGTGATTGCCATTATTCTAATCCTCTATATAGCAATAAAGAGGCCACCCTAAAGCAGCCCCTTTAGTTTGTTTTAATTATGCAAGTGTATCACGGTCTACTTCATTAGCAGCCATGTCACCAATGTCTGTGCAATCCATAAGAACTGCCCATACACGGAGCTTACCAGTAGTAACAGCACCACCTGAAAGGGTAGCAATTGTTACATCAATGTTGTCATTAGCAACAGCCATTACAGGCTGATAAGCTGCAGGGTTCTGTGCGACTACTGCTGCTGCAGATGTAGCATCGAAACCATCAACAAATACGTCAGCATCAACCATACCTAAGTCTACTGTGAAAGTAGAACCATCGGATGCAGTGTCAACTTCGATACCTGCGTTTAGGACCATAGTACCTTTAGCTACAGCAATTACAGGAATGACATCAGATGCTGCAAGAGCAGAACCTTTGTCAGACAAGGCTGTTGCCAAGTTTAAGGTAGTTTGAACCATATAGGGATTGCGACCACGTTGCGTATTGCCACGTGCGGAAGCAAGAGTATTATCACCAAGTGCCATGTTTCAATCCTCCCTTACGCCAAGTGATACTTAGCATTCACAAGAGCTTCTGGACGAAGAATCTTGCGGCCATATAGATGCATACCCCGAACAATGTCGGCAAATGAATCTGGGTCACGGTATGTTTCTGTTTTGTTGATTTGCTCCGCAGTTGCGACAGCAGAATCATGTCCAGCAACAATCATGCCATAGTTAGTAGACGAGTTCGTTCCAGTAAAGGAAGGACCAGTACCAACAGCAGGAAGGTTGTTAGATGTATAAACAGAGAAACCGTGAATCTTAGTTCCGATTTGACCATTCTGAAGACCAGAACCACCGAAGTCTGCGTTAAACAAACGTGAGTCCTCATCTTTCAGTAGTTCCATAAATACTGGATCAACAACAAGCCAACGACCTTGTGAATCCACGTTTTGCTGGTCAAGAAGACGAGACATACGTGCGATCACAGTCAATGGGAATGTGTCACCAGCAGCAGGAGTTGAGTCAGTTGCACCACCAGTACGAGGCTGAAGGGCAAGTGCATCACCTGCTGAACCACCAAAGTCATTAGAATCAATTTTCATTGAAGATAACAACTCGTCAGTACCAGCAGTTGAAACTGCAACACTACCATTAACGGTTGAGTTTACAGTATCTGGAGTACCATGAATAGCAGACTGTTTAAAGCCTGTTAGGTATCCAAGAACGTCTTGGTCAAACTGATCTGACAAACGATACGCAGCACGATCACTTGCAAGGCTTTGGAAGTTGACGTGAGAGTGGGCTTCCTCAATGTCATCGACTTTAAAGGCAAAGTAGTTTGCTTTGTCGATGGTCAATGAAAAGTCTTCATCGTCCAAGTCTTGTGGTGTAATAGTTGTACCACGTGCGTATTCTTTTACGGTGATTTCAGGTTCTTTAATGATTTTTACTGAGTCACCCATGTTTGCAATTTCTCCGAAATAATCAGAGTTAGTAATTGCCTCGGCAACAGATGCTTTGCGGAATGCAAGTTGCACCTGTTTGCTGTAGATAACTGGTGAGAAATTACCATTGGGTAGGTTTCCATGACCAGAAGCTGTCGAAAATGCCATTTTAATTCTCCTTTAGCATTGAGACACAGATGCAAACCTTCAAATACTTATACAGAGGCTAATTCTAGTAGGGTGCATTATTAGGAAAGTTGGCCTACCTTCCATCAAATGGGCCATAAGACATTAGGTTGTCCGAAAGCTATTGTTGTTTGCTAAGAGTATTTAATGGTGCGAGTATTCCATATAGGGGTCACACCATTAGATTGTACACATAGTTATATCATAAATATATTATATGTCAATACCTTTTATCGGGCTGACCCCGACATATCGTAAATAAATTTACCTGTACGAATAGATTCCATGATTGCATCAGCAGCCTTTTCGTACTGTTGAGGTGACATTTTATTTACATCACTCTCTTTAAATACCGCCGTGTCATTATCGGTATCAGGTTGACTTCTATTATTACGACTGTTTACAGAACGTGCAGCATCTTTATTGCTTGCAGGTTTTTTAGTATTAATGTTCATGTCTGCCTTGTACAAATCAATTGCCCTAGCAGCAGAACGAGCATCACTGTCATTCTCGTATAGTGCATCTTGTACCCACTTAGGCTGTTGATCTGCCCACTCGTGGAATGCATCACTGTCACGAATTTCACCAAAGTCTGGATGTGCTTTCATAAGCTCGACTTCAGCTTTCTCACGAGATGCAGTTGCTTTCATCTCATCAATTTCTTTTACACGATCTTCTAATACAACAGCTTGTTCACGTGCTTTTTTAATTGCAATGGTTTCTACAATAGCTGCTACATCTGGATACTGTGTAGCCCAAGCCTCAATGTCTTCGTCAGACTTCGGTAGTTTAATTTCTTTTTGGGTAACTTCTTTAAGTTGTTTTTGTAACTCAAGTTGATTTGCTTCCCAAACTTTTTCTTTTTCTTGCATATGGCGACGAAGATCACCATAACGTTTTTTAAAACTTTTTTCTTCTGCATTAACAGGTTCAGCTTCTTGAGGCTCTTCCTCTTTGACTTCACCTTTTTGTTCTGCAATAAGTTGTTCTAATTCTTCTTCATCTTTTTTAATTCGTTCTTCGTTAGTATACTTACGATTTGCGAAAGCTGTTTTCTTTTCAGGCTGCACTTCTTCAGCCATGATAGTATCAGACATTGTATTTCCTTAAACTAGGGCCACCGTAGCCATGTTGGATGGGGGGTGAGTAGCCAGCATATCTAGCAATTATCTTCGGGTTGCTAGTCCACCCTTCTGTGCACCGAAAAGTCCTTTAAAAACTCCACCAAGTCCACCAGACTCATCGTGTTTTTTTGCAGATACTTTATCGGCAGGGTCTTTTCCTGTTTTCTTTTTTTCATTCTCTCGTCTATTAGCAGTAAGTATAAAGTGTCTTGCTAGATTAGGATCACTTCTAGCTTGTGCTTTTTCCCAATCAGCAAGATGCTCATTAAAGTTTATTTCTGAATTAGGATTAGACTGATCTAATCTATTACTTTTTGAGCCTGTATCTCTTTTGGGTTTAGCTGCTTCTTTTTTAGCTGCCTTTTCTTCTTTTGTTTCTGTTATATATTTTTTACCTCTATAGGTAAATGTTTTTTTACCATCTTTTTTATTACGAGCAAATGCCTCATTAAAGGTTTCAGATTTAAGTGCAGGACTTGTACTATACTCTGCCTCAAGGTCTTCAAAAGATTTAGTACTTTTAACTGGTTCTTCTGTAGTAACTAGTGGTGTAGGTCGTGCAGCTAGTGCCTTTCTTTTAGCCATAGATGTAGCATCACTAAAACTTCTTAGTGGTGCAGCAACAGGTGCTTGTGGATACGGTGCATCAATAAACGGTTGTCTACTTACATCTATTCTTGGATCACTTATTGCCGCAGGAGCAGGTGCTTGAGGTTTAGGTACAGTACCTTGATCATCACTACTATTACTTATTACTTTTTTTGCATTTGCAATTGTGGCATCAATATCTTTATTTAGTACTCTGGTTTGAGCCTCTGGACTTAATAGATTTAATGCTTGTTCCTGTAGTGAAGCTGGTTGTTGTGATGCTATGTATGCTTCAGTTGTTAAATCACTTACGTCTGCACTAGGTAACATAGAAATACCGTCTTTTGTAAATGTACCAGATTCTTGTGGTGCAGGACTAAGATCAAATGCAGCTAATGTATTTGACGTATCTTCCACATTAAATGGATCAGCACCAGTAAATCTTCGTGGTACACGTGGGGCAGCAGGTACAGGACCATAAGAAGGTGTGCCAGTGTCTGTATCCATATACTCAGGCACAGCAGAAAGATCAGGTTGTACAGGGGCTAGTTGCATACCCGTAGTTACTACATCTGTTTTTCTAGGTGATGCATTTACTATAGGTTCAAAAGGTTGTGTTGTTGTACCTGCGGATATACCCACCTGATTGTCTACTGGATAACCTTGTGGGAAAGTAGCTGTAGGTTGTTGTGTTATTTCTACTTGTGGTGTAGCCGACTCATCACCATAAAATGCCTTACGAACTTCTGGCAAATCCTTGCGAAACTTGTCATCTGCATCTGATACAAAATTAGGGTCATTACTTGCTACATCATAATCACCGCCTGTAAAACTGTCTCCCCCTTGGCTTGAAGCAAGTCTTTGTGATAAATAACTACCTGCGTCTGTTGTTTCTGCAGGTTCAGGGGCGGGAACAATATCTTGCAATGCTCTTTGACTAGCTTGCATTTGAGCACCAGTAGATGTATACTTCTGTTCTTCAACAGCAGGTTCTTCTGCAGCAGGACGTGCTCGTGGTCGAAGTGATTCTTGTACAGCACCTGTAGCTACGGCTGTATTAACAGAGTTGTCTACTTTTTCTGTGGATAAACCTAATGCACCAGCAACCCCATCAATAATAGGATCAAGAAAGTCTAGCATACCAGACTTAGTTAATTCTTCTTTTGCAGCAGTAAGTGTAGCTGTATCCTCTGAAGATAAACCACCTCTAGCAAGAGCAGCATCAATAGCAACTACAATATTTTTATCTTGGTCTTTCATCATAAAGCTACCTGCTATACCAACTGGTCCCATTAATAGCAGAGCACCTTTTGTTATTAACCTAGACGTACCTGTAACACTACCTAGTTCATCAATCAATTCATCTGTAGGCATAGTGGCCCAATTTTTAGGCTCTGGTGGCTTTGGTTTCAAGAAGTCTGGCATTTCATACTTATCTTTTTCGGGAACTATGGCATTTGCTTTAACTACAGCTTCCTCTGTTTTATCTGCCGCATCTTCTTCTGTATACAAAGTATATCCATCTGGAATGGGATAAACAGGTTTACCACCAATAAATGCAACTAGAGTAGACGTACCTTCTTCATTACGGTACTCTTTAAACTCTATGTTTGCATCACCCATAATTTTACTAAAATCTATATCGGGACGTGCTGGACGTTCGATAGAAGGTGTCAAGGCACGTGTACTACGAAACTCAGGTGCAGGTTCTACAGGTGGTTCTGCATACGTAGGTTGTTGCTCAGTACGTGTAACTGTAGTTGGTCGTGTTACAAAACCACCCTCTTGCATTTCTAACTCTTCACCAGTATCACCAGCAACTACGATAAGATCAGCCATACCAAATGGCATATCATCAGGCATAGTGGCTTCATCGCCATTACCCATTTGACCCATAGCATCCATACGTTTCAAACCCATCTTAGCTTCTTGACGCATTTGCATTAGTTTATCTAAACCAATATATCGTGTTACATCTTCAGGAAAAACAAACTCACCTTCACTGACCATAGCAGGTACATCGTCACGAACACCCTTCTTAGTCCCACCTACAGGAACTTCATTTCCAGATACTTCATCTACTTCACCACCCTCATCTCTGAGGCCACCATCTTCAAAAAGTTCCATTTGTTGTTCTAGCATTGGAGTTCCACCTTGGTTAAATTTTAAACTATCACTGCGTTTACGTGCAGCTTGCTCTGCCTCTTCTTTATTTTTATGTACACTAGTAGGCTCAATAAGACCTGCTTCTAACATAAGTATTAGTGTGTCATCATCGTATCTATTACCCTCGTGTATACTAGGAATGTTTATCCATTGACCTTTGTATTTAAAGGTAGTAGATTTTTCAGATACCATTTCACCTTCAGGAGTTTTGTATACATCTCTTCCTGTCTGTGTTTTTTTATTTGTTTTTATGCCTACATTATCAGCCATTTTTTAATACTTCATCTCGTAGTAATTGTAATCTACGTAATTGATATATTGCACCTTGTGCTCTATACATAGCAATACTGTTATCTGATTGTTCCATAGCACGATGCTGTTGTGCTATTACTGTATCTAAATATTTACTGAACTGTTCCCATTGCTGGTGGTTGTTCACCAGACCCTTGAGACTGCTCAACTGCTCCTTGCTCATTTCCACTAAATCCTTGTTCCTGTGGTACTGGAACTTGTCCTGTACCTATAGT